AATAACTTGATAGTTTGGTGTTTCAATTACACAAACATCATACACTACGTCAAGTTTAATAATGTTATTATTGAGTTCATTATATATTTCAGGCTTAGCTGAATATTTTACAAATATTGCACTTAATGAAGCAGATAAAGGCGTTACATTATTGTTTAAATCTCTAAAGTAAGAGTATGATGATAACTGATACTTTTTATCATAAATGGATTTATTAGAAGTAGCATCTTCATTTACATATTGTGTAGATAGACCTTCTAAAATAGTACCGTAATGTTTTATTTTATCAAAACGTTTTAACTCTACATTAGATATGTTGAAAGGATCTAATTGATTTACATACTCAAATCTTCCGCAATCTAAAACTGAACTTAAAGATCTTAAAAATGTAGCTGTTCTTACAAAGTTAGGTCTGTTACCATTTATATCACTAGCACCGTCAACTAATTTGTTATAATAAACAGTTTGAATATTTTGATTCCAAGAAGGTGAATCACTGCTAGGTGAATCTGGTAACAATACATTATTAAACGTAGAATAAAATACACCATCATAAGTATTACCTCTGTTATAAAAAATAGATGAAGTAAAACACCAAGGCATATCAAAACTACCATTGTATATTCTACTAGATGTCTCTGTAGTAAACTCTAAATCTCCTAATGAACATAAACTTGAAGTAAATGATTGACCAGGTAATATGTCATAAATAAACTCACCATAGTCACCATCAATAGCAGATTCATAATTAAATGGTTCATTGTTTATATAAAACAAACCGTTACTTAAAAATAAACATCTTTGAGTTATATTATTATAAGTAGAAGATACGCTATTGAATAATGATTTAGTTGAACTTTTTAGCAAGCCGATACTATTTCCATAGATGTCGCTTGAGTTAAATACCAAACTATTGTTACCAACTAATAAAGAACTTTGTCTTTCATCTAAAGGATAAAGAGCTTTATTTTTAATATTATATACATCGTTATTGCTCCATATATCTCCTTTGCCTTTAAAGAAATCTACTTTATCGTAGTTTCTAGATACACCTGAAGAATAAATTTGATTCTTTTCTTCTACATTTTCATAACCGTGAAAATTAAGATAAAATGAAGTATCGTTAATGTAACCAAAAGCTGCAGAGTTACTTACATCATAATTAACAACATAAGCATTTTCATTTACATCAAATATTTCAAAAGTAGATTTAGTATATTTAGAATTACCGTACGTACCTATATACTTTGTAGGATCTGGAAAGTAATAAATGGTATTACCTGATAGTGCTTGGTAATTTATATTGTAGTTAAATTTAAAAACATTATAAACTAATGTACCTAAATTAGATGGTTTATAAAAACCACCCATATCTTTTTCTCTTACTAAGAAAGCAGTGTTTGGTAAAGTAGCAGTACTAACATTGTTTCTGTTAAGATAATTTTGAGATATATTTTTAGCTTCTATTAATTTACCAGATAAAGCTTCAGAAGTATTTTCGCCTGCAGTTAAATAATACCAATCTGTACCAATAAACTTTTCAAATAAAGCTTTCTTATTTTGTAAGTTTAAATTATCAGTATTACCATCATTAAATTGATTTATAAAATCTTTATTTTTAAGATAATCAACATCAGTTGAATTTAATGATACTGGGAATGAAAGATTTGATATAAAATTTTCTAAAATATAATTGTAAGAAGATAACGTTCTTACTATTGAGTTATCGTAATTGATAAACAAATCTGGATCCCAAGGATTAGTATTACTATTCCATTGATCGGTTCTTTCTTTACCTCCATACTCATAACCTGATGCGGGTACTGAAGCAGTTAAATCAAAGTAATCATCATAATTATCATAAAGTTCATCTATTACATAATTAACGTTACTAAGTACAAAATTCTTATTTGCTCCAAAACGATGAGCTAAAGAGATAGTATCTGAATTATAATTTAACAGATCACTTATTAGTTTAGTTAAGAAAGAAGTAATGCCTATATTAGAAGAGAATATATTATTACGTCTCGGTTGTGTCTTTACTGTCTCTCTAAAGTTTTTATAATAACTAGTAAGTGACTTTATTTTCGATGCAACTAAGGGAACAATAGTATCTAATTGTTCGCTATCTTTATAATCAATAGATCTTAGAAATTTTCTTTCCTGCTCAGTGAATACATCTAATGAAATTTGTTCTACTAATGATATATACTGCTGCTTAACATCGTTATTTTGATTTATTAAGAAAGTATTCTTAACTACATTCCATGATGTTAAATATTTTTGATAGGAATTTTTAAAAGTTTCAATTGAAACTGAGTTGTTTTTAAAGTAAGAAAGCCAGGCCTTAAAATCTAGAGGATTATTATAATCTACAGCATCGGATAAATTACCTAAAACGGTAATTGATCTTTCGATTTTATAATCACTAAATCTATCTATAGTGTTAACTGGCATTGATAATATTTAATAAGTTAGCTAGCTGATAACAATTCAAGACCTATGCTTAATTGATAATTTAAGTTCTGTTCTATAACACCAGCATAACTATCCCAATTTTTTAAGGGGGATGTATCAATATTGTAATTGCTCATATAAGATGGTAAGTAAGCAGATAATGTATTTTCACCTTCTAAATCAATAGTAGTTTGATAAACATCATCCCAGTTAATAATATTATTAGTCCAATCACCAGGTACAACTGGCACGAATCTGTAAAATTTATAGTAAGAAGATAGCTCGTAAACAAAATTACTTTGATCGTAAAAATCATTAGGTAATACTAATCCCCATCCCCAACTTTTATCAAATGAACTTAATGCATAACTACTAGTAGGTATTGTGTTTACATTTGTTCTAAGTAAGGTGTACCTTTCAGAAAATGTCTCATACCCAACTATATAATCTTCGTTCTTATAGATAATACCATCCATTATATCTAATCTATCACCTAGATTGTTACCGTATATTTTTCCATCTCTATAATTTTTAGCTGCATTATATGTATCATTAGGTTTATCAGCTAAATTATATTTGTCATTAAAATTAAGTTGGTACTGACTTCTTTTACCAAATAGTAAAGATTTCTTAATAGAGAATATGTTTACCAGTCTGCTTAAATCTGCAGGGTAATTAATTAATAGGTTTGAAGAAGCAAAATCATCTAAGTCTACATTATACTCTAAAGCATACCCATATAAGTTTTTTATATCACATGTATCAATGTTTACATTATTTTGAATAAAATTAGAAGTCTTTTCGTATATTCTTTTTCCTATGGCATTAGTTTCAGAACTTAACGTACCTAAAATTGTTCCAAAGAAAGAATCAAATATTTGAGGTCTTTTATATATTGAAGGCTGAAAAGCTAAGTCCTTCATATAAGTAGACATATCAAAATTTTCATTTATTTTAGCTACTTTATTAACCCCTGATGATGGATATAAATGAAAAGCATCACTAGTACCTGATAATGAAAAATTATCTGTATACATATAAGCTGACAACCTAAACATTTGTTTAGTACTGTCTATGTTATTATTGTTCCAAAGTTTATATGCACTAGTAGGAAAAACAAAACTTCCTTTAACCCAACCTAATCTATAATTTTTAAATAACTCTGTATCAAAACTCACATATTCAGTTAATTCTGATACTAAGGTTAACTTATCAGCTGTTATTAACTTTATATGAATTGCATTTTCTGCAAAATCAAAATTGTAATTAAAATTTGTTGGTATTGTTTTACTATCATACCAACTATTGAATTTTGTTTTAGCTACAAAACTTATTTGCTGATCTAAAAATTTACTAGGGTTAATATTAAACGTAGATATCTTTTTACCTTCACCATCTATACCGTTAGATGAAATGTGTATAAAGTCTGGTTGTTTATATATATTTTCAAATACACTATACTTTGCAGTATCACTATTTTTTACTGGTAAATCAGAATCATATTTTAAGTTATAATATTTGGTATAATTATCAGGAAAATTAGTTGTATCTACTGTAGCTAAAAGATGGTATGTAGAATTGTTTACCGTATCATCAACAAAGTAAAAGTCTGCAGACCCACTTGTACCTACAAAAAAAGCTCCTTTATCAGATGAAGAAGTAGGTTCAACTAAAGTACTTTGATTAAGTCTACCATATAAATTAGTATCGATAGTATCTACTTTATTAACAATAGTATCACTAAAAACAGATCCTGTTTCTAAAGTAATATTTTCTCTTTTAAAAAATCTATGAGTTGGTAATAAATGTGAATACGGTTCTTTTTCTAACTTAGTAATGTCATAATATAAAGAATTACTTCCACTAGCATTTAAAAAGAAAGAATATTTGTTTCCGTAAGTTTGTAAACTATTATATCTTTCTAATGTTAATTGAGGTGAAGCATTGCCTGCGGTAAGATAAAGATATAATGAATTTTTACCAATAAAAGGTTTAAATCTAAAACTGTTACTTACAAAATCTAAAATTTGAATATCTTTTCTATATGAATCTAGTACTGTATTACCTGATGACAACATTAACGTCATTGTTACGCTATATGTACCGGGGTAATAAAAATAATGTTCAGCTGAAAAAGAATTTACTTTTGTTGACCCATCGCCAAAATCCCATAATATATACTTGTTGCTGAAATCAGATGTTTCGTAATTCCCAGGAACAAATCTAACAGGTGTTTGAGGTAAAGCGTAAGAAGATAATGACTCAACGTCAAAGACGTTATAACTTTTAAAATTCCAATATCCTGTGTTATAATTTGGCATGTTAACCTTGTCTTATTACTTCAATTCTTTCCGATACTAAAGATAAGTTTTTAAAATATGGGAATTGAAAATATTGTAATCTTATATCTTGATCAGTAGTCATATAATCAGATGTGAGATAAACTGGATTATATAAAGCTAATTGTAATTGATTATTAATAATAGTACTTCCTTTATAATTTCTTCTTGTTGAAAATTCAACAACCCCATCGACATCTAAAATTAATTGAGATAAATCTTTTAACGAAATAAGTTGACCTAAATCTAAATTATTATTGTTAAAATAATCTAAGAATATTGAAGCTATTTCTTTTTGAACCGAACTTAAATCTCTTCTTGAATTTCTATCTACTTCAACATATAAGTAAGATTCATCTCCTGCAGCATCAATAAAGTCATAATCACTTCCATTACTAGCTCCAAAATTTAATTCCATATAAACTGGATCTGAAACTACTAATTCAGTTGTAGCAGATTTAACATCGTTTAATAATATATTGATTGCATTCTTTTGAGCTATTGATAAGAAGTTTGTTCTAATATCCAAACTAGTTTCTAAAATCTTATTAGGTACAGCAAAAATATATACATTGTTAAAATCACAAGCATCGGAAAAATTAACCTGATTAAACAAAACTCTTGAATCATCATTAGGTCTATCTAATCCTATATCAAAAAAGTATTTCTGATAAATTGCAGTGTAGTCAAAGTTGTTAACAACAGATGCTGATTTAACCCAGTTACCAAAATTCTTTAATATATAATTTCTATAATCATCTGTAGTAACTAACCTATACTGTGAGTTGAATAAATTTGGAGCATTTACTTTTATCTCTTCAACGCTCTCTTTTGTTTTAAACAATGTAGAAGCATTTGCATTAGTAAACGAAACATTAGCAGCTTCAGCACTAGTTATAATGTTAGCGCCGCTTGATGTGGTGTCGTTTAAAATTGCATTAAATTGCGTTGTGTTATAAAAGTATAACTGCTGATTATCTATTTGGTTTTTACTAATCTGACCATTTTGACCATCTGATTTAAGATAATAAATAGCAACTAAATCACCTTCGTTAAGCTTTTTACCATTTATATTATTACCAAACTTAATTTCATATTGTTCATTTTCATTAAAACGAACTGAATATTTCTTAGCAGAACCTGTTTCAAGATATAATGATGATGATCTTGACCATTGTTCCCATTTGGGGTTTAACACTCCCCCTGGTAACACATAAACGTAAATGTTATTATTATCTATATAAAAGTTATCTGTTGTGTCGGTAGCAGCAAGAAAAGCTACTTCATTTTCTTCCCCAATTGCTGAAAATATAGGAAACTCAACAAACTGACCATTATATAAAAGATTGTTGTTTTGTAAATCAATTAATGCTTCAACTCCATTTAATGTTTTCTGAAATGTTACGTCTTGAACAAAACTATATGAAGTGCCTGAGAAAGTAAAATAACTAAATCTTGGTATAGTATATGAATTAATTGATAGGTTTGCATTAGCAACAGCTTCAAAGTTAATATTAGCAGTTTGTGGCCCTGTAGGGTTATAATCAATACTTTTTACTATTTGATTAATATTTTCGTAGAGTTCAGCCTGACTAAAATTACTCTCAGAAGAATTTTTATTCAAATAGTAAATTAAAACGTGATAAGAATAAGCAACGATATCAATAATAGCTGATAAGTTACTGCCTTCATAGTTTTGATCGGTAAAGACTTTCTGATCATTCATCTTTTCGATGATAAGATCTTTAAGACTTATAGCATCAAATGCTACATAACCGTCTTGTTTAAATTTATAATCGTTGTCAGGCATAGTTATTGATAAAATGTAACTCCTGTAGAGTTAAGTAAAGCTTTAAATTTTATAGTTGTATTATTATTTATGAATGGCACACCAAGTGACAGGTTGATTGTGTATTGATTTTGTTCTGGTATAGCAGTAACCAATACTTCCTTTACGGTAATTCTTGGCTCTTGAAGATATAATTGATTTTTTATAGTATTACCTATATTAAGAGCTGTATCTTCTGAACAAGGTAAAAATAAGAATTGATTTAAATTAAGACCAAATTGAGGGTTTAATATCTTATCTCCTGGAAAAGATGTAAATATGTTGACAATACTATTTTCAATAGCTCCTAAATCATAACTACCTACAAGATCAACATCTTTAAGATTAGAATATAACTCTGCTTGTTGGGTTTGATCCCACTCAAAATCTACTTTAACGTCAGCATATGTAAACTGAGGTTTATCAGTAATATTTTTAGGTTTAGCTAAGTTATTAAGTACTATGTTAGCCATATTAATATTTATAACTACCTTTTAATTAGCTTCTGCAGCATAAATAATATTGTGGAAAAGAAATTCAATAAGATTTACGAATCTTACGTATCTAGATTTACCAGAGGTGGTTTTCTTACTGGAGATTTAGTTAAAGTAAGAGATAACTACAAATCTACTGAAGGTTATAAACAATTAAGCCCAGAGTATCAGGCTAAGTTAGATGATCTTTTAGCTAGTGATCTTAACTTGCGTGTTTCTGGTATTGAGAACAAATACCCTTCTAGCCAACCAGGTAACACAGATAACTCAAGCGGAGAGTTTTCTATTACTGTTTCACAAGAAACAGCTCCTGGTAGGTATGATGGTTTTTATCAATTTCCTGATGACATCTTCGAACCAGTAGATGTTTATCCAAATAGAATGCCAGTACCAGACAGTATGGTACGACCTAACGGCACTAAAATTGACCCAGATACATTAGAGTATGAAGATGAAGAATCATATGTTGGGTCTAACCCTCTTAAATCTCAAGTAGAAGCAGGTTATTTACCTGATGCTGAGAAACAACCTGCTATGGGTGATGATAGAGAGTTACATAATGTCAATGCTAAGACAGATCAGTTTGGTGCACCTTCTCATGATGCTCAAGCAATCGGAGGCGGTAACATGCCTGACACTAGCATTTACTTAAAGTAATAAAGCATGCATATGCGTTGATTTCTTGATCCATACAAAACGCTGATTTATAGATAAAGTCGTGGCAAGTAGTAAGCTGCGACTTTTTCTTATCTTCTTGAATGCATGGCACGTCATCGATGTAATTAAACATCTCTTTAATCAATACAGGGTAATCATTATTAAACACATGCTCATTCTTTATCGCAAGCTTTCTGCACTTAAGAACATGTCCATGCTCAATAAGCTTATACAAATCAGCGACAAGTTTGGATACATTAGAGCTATCATCAACTTCAATCTTACCATCATTTGTAAGTTTCTGAATCGTATTGATGGTCTTACGAAGATCTGGAAAGTTATCCCTAACAATTTGTTTCAAGTCATCTTCACTACATACGATATTTTCCTTATTCAATATATGAGCCATGCGTCTGGTTACATCCTCTACGTCATGGGTTATGTTAAATACTTGGCACCTGCTTTGTAATGCTGGAATGATTCGATGCTTATAGTTTGCAGTAAGAACAAATCGAGTAATTGCACTATACTCTTCCATTACATTACGCAATGCTCTCTGACCATCTTGAGTCAAGCCATCACACTCATCTAAGATAATAACTTTGATAGGAAAGAGACTCTTTGTCTTAGCATAGTTCGTAACCTTACTACGGATTGTATCAATACCATTCTCATCTGATGCATTGATATATAGATGATCACATTCAATTAGTTCATTAACAATAATTTTTGCAAGGGTAGTCTTACCAATACCAGGACTACCTACAAGAAGTACATTAGGAATCTCTCCACTCTCTTTAGCTTTATCAATCAATTGCCTAATTGAATTACCTTCTTTAAGACAATAATCAGCAATCTGCTTGGGACGATATTTTTCAACGAGGAGGTTGTTAAACATATTTACTTTATTACTTTCCATGTTTTTTTATAAATGTTATCTTTGCTTGGATACTTACCTTTAGCTATCAAATCAACGGTAGATCTTGCAATATTAAACATTATAGAGAAATCCCGAATAGATTCAATAAAAACTTCATTTGTTTTAACATTTAAAAATTTAAAAATTTCCGGATTTTTTGTTTTAGAAATTTTATCGCTTATTTGTTTCTTTCTTTCTATTGACATATTTGCATGCCACTGTTTTAAAGCTTTACTACTTGATTTAAAACGACCATCAGCGTGAGCTTTAGTCATTGATTGAGATAATTTTTCAGAACGTCTTTTCTTCTCTTCAGCGGTTAAATTGGACATATACTCTTTTTGAACCCTAGATCTCATTTTTTTGAATTCTGGATTATTTTTGTGACTTTTTGATATTTTACGTCTTGCTTCTTCACCATGAGTACCATTTCTCCCTCCATATTTTAGATTACAAAAATCTTCACTTAAAACAGCATTGTATTTGTTTATCCATTTAATCTCTGCATTATTAAGTTCATTTAAATTATTGCAGTACTCAAGTATAGTTCTTTTCCAATAACCTCTATACTTTTTACATTTAAATTTTCTAAAAAATAATACCCCGGAGCCGGTGTAATCATCATCAATAGTACCGACGTGTTGACCTATATACTTGGTGTGTGTTTTTGCTTCAGGGTGAGTATTAGTCCATAAGTATACAAATCCAAAATAACTATTCATATAGTTATTTATTCTCTACTAACATATTATCGAACTATCTATCGCTTTTCAAATAATTTTACTAACTCAAGACAGCAACAAAATGCATTTATTTCCTTATCAAGTACAATTGTATTCTGCACAAGATAATTAGAGATAGTTATTAGTAGTTCTCTTTTGAATTTTTCTGGAAGGTCTTTCTCGTGCGTGTAATTAAAAAGAAGCTTAAGAAGAG